GATTTTTACCCTGAATGGTCTTTTGATGGATCATCAACTCGACAAGCAGAAGGATATTACTCAGACAGAGTTCTGAAACCTGTTAAGGTTTGTAAAAATCCATTCCAACATGGAGATTATCATTTTTTTGTGTTGTGTGAAGTTTGGAATCCTGACGGTACACCCCATGAAAGTAATGTTAGACACTTGTTACGAGACCATGATCAAATTTGGTATGGTTTCGAACAAGAATATACCATACTCCAAGATGGTAGACCGTTAGGTTTTCCCGTCAATGGTTATCCCAAACCACAAGGTACATACTACTGTGGGGTAGGGAGTAATCAAGTTCACGGTCGTCAGTTTGTTGAAGAACACTTGAATTTGTGTTTGAAAGCAGGATTAAATATCACTGGTATTAATGCAGAAGTATTATTGGGTCAGTGGGAGTTCCAAATTTTGGGTGAATCTTCTTTAGAAGCGGCCGATGACTTGTGGATGGCAAGGTACATACTTCAGAGACTATCCGAAAAATATCGATATAACATAGAATTTCATCCAAAACCTGTAGAAGGAGATTGGAATGGTAGTGGGTTACATTGTAATTTCTCAAACCAAAAAATGAGAACGAGTGGTGGTGAACAATATTTTAAATCAATACTTAAGGCTTTTGAAATAAGACACGATCTACATATCGAAAATTATGGTTCTTCTAATGAACTTAGATTGACTGGTAAACATGAAACTCAGTCTATTGATAAGTTTAGTTGGGGAGTGTCAGACAGAGGGGCATCAATAAGAGTTCCGCTCAAAACCGCATCGGAATGGAAAGGTTATTTGGAAGACAGAAGACCCGCATCAAATGCAGATCCATATAAAATTGTAAAAGTCATTTCAGAAACATTGAGTGCGTCTGAAACAATGATTGCAACTCATAAACTAATGTATGACGATGTAAATATAAATAATTTAAAGAATAAGTATTCAACACTATCAAATGATGATCTATTGTCTGAATATAAAAAGGATAATGAAACCGAAAGTCTTGAATATGATACCTGTGGGATTTGTGGTATTAAAACTAGACAACTCAAATCGGCACACATTGATACTCGTATAGGTTATGTTGAGGGAGCAGGACAAGGTTGTGATGGATCATGTGGGACTTTCAAATAATATCACTATGGAAAAAAATGAAATGGTAAACCATCCCTCTCATTACGGAGGTATTGACAATCCTTATGAGGCAATTAAAGTAATCGAAGCTTGGGATTTGGACTTCCATCTTGGAAATACGGTCAAGTATATCTCAAGAGCTGGAAAGAAAAATGTAGACAAAGAACTTGAGGATCTCTTGAAAGCTAAATGGTATTTGGATAGAAAAATAGAGAATATCAAAAATGAGAAAAATAGAAGATTTTGAATGGGGTCCCCACGATGGGATTGGATTTAGTAAAAGTGAAAATTTTATTGATTGAGTATACAATATACATTTTGAGGTTAAAGAATCAGATATTGTATTAGATATTGGAGCTAGTGTTGGTCCTTTTACCTATACAAATTTACATCAAAATGCAAAACATTTTTTTTGTTTTGAACCAGATACCAAATCTTTTAGATGGTTAGTTAAAAATACATTAGGATATCCAGTAACTCAAATTAACAAAATGATTTCAGATAGTGATGGACTTACCACTAAAAATCCATCCTGGTTCTCTGAAGGATATGTGGAATCAATAAGATTTAAAACTTTTATAAATTTGTATGGAATAGATAAAATTGATTTTCTTAAAACTGATTGTGAAGGTTGTGAGTATGATATAATTAATGATGAAAACATAGAATATTTACTTGAAAATGTTAGAGTAATCGTTGGTGAATGGCATTTAGAAACACCTGAAAAAAAAGAGTTATTTCGTCAATTTAGAGATATTTATTTACCAAAATTTAAAAATTTTTGGGTTTATTCCTTTGATGGAGTTGATATCAAATGGGATCTATACAACGAACATTTCATACAATATTATAATCAAGTTATGTTTCACATTCAAATCAGAGATTGATCATCTTTTATTTTTTTTGATATTATTTCAAATAATGAAATATTTATTAAAAAAAAAATATGAAAGTAGTACTCACTGAAGATCAGTATCACAAATTAAAAAACAAACTTTTAGAAGATAAAAATACTATTAACGAAGCTGAATGGTATAATACCCTAGGTGATATACTTGGTATATTCGATCCAACAGGAGTTGTTGATTTCGTTAATGGAATTTCTTATATGAAACAGGGGGACACTGTTTTTGGAATACTTTCAATGATTTCAGTATTTCCATATTTTGGTGATTTAGTAGCGAAACCATTATTACTTTTTGGTTAATCAGGTAGAATAATAAAAAATGTTGAAATAGCACTTAAAATGAGTAAAGCTGGCAATGCGGCTGGTGCTACCAAAATTATTCAGGATTTGGCTAAATCCAATAAAACTTGGGGTAAGTTGACGAACACAGTTAGAAGCTGGGGACCAACATTAATCCAAAAAATAGATAATTTACCTACAGGGTTTTTGACTAAAGGTATTAGAAATACTATAACAGATTGGATCAAATTATTATCGAATGCAAATCAAGGATCAAGAGCCGCCTCTAGATTAGCTCGTCAAGTATCAGGTAAATTGGCTAAAGGGGCAAGATTAAGTCCACAACAAGCTACTGATATTTTGAAACAAATGAAAAAATTAGCAGAAAAAGATGGAAGATTACTCAGTGGTTTGGGAGGAAAACCAAAATGGGGAATGTTTAGTGGTAATCCCAAACAATATGGAAAATGGTCGTGGGGATCTTTCAAAAATTATCCGTTTAGTGGTGGTATTGGTAGATTTTGGGGAAATAGACAAGTTAGAGGTTTGATGCGTAATACTAAATGGTGGTTAGGATTCCTTGATTGGGCGGGTTTAGGGAATTTTGTAGGACCTGATGAATTAGAATCACAGATGGGTGATTATACAAATGATTTGAATCAATATTCACAGACTCCCGAAGCTCAAAGTTATTGGAATGATGATTTTGGTCAAACTCAATCTCAAACTAGTGCAACATCAACACCCAACACTCCACCTACACCACAAAATCAATCACAAGACCTTCTCACTCAAATTTTATTTGGTGGAATTCCTGGTGTAAAACCTGGTGTTCCAGGTATTTAATAATTAAAATGTAATAAAATGAAAAACGAAGTAATACAAAACTTGTTAATGGCACAAAATCAAATGAAGATTTTTCATTGGCAAACAGATTCTTATGCTCAACATCAAGCATTTGGTTCAATTTATGACGCATTAACAGATTTGATCGATACATTTGTGGAGGTGTGTATGGGTAAACATGGTCGACCACAATTTGATCAAGGATTAAATTTACCTTTACTAGATCTCACAAGTGTGGATGTGATGGAATATGTTGATTCAGTTGTTCAATTTTTAATTTCCCTTACAAATGTATATGATCCTAGTTCTGATAGTGATCTATTGAATATTAGAGATGAAATATTAGCAGAATTCAATAAGTTAAAATATTTACTGACTCTGAATTGATGAAAAAAATTATTTCAGAAGGTGGACTGAGAGATATCAAAAAACTTGCCAAAAGATATAAAAAGGCAAAAATTTATTACCACCAAGATGTGGATGGTGTAGCAACCGCTCTCGGTATGAAAAAATATCTACAAGACAATGGTATTAAAGTTGTCGATTGTGAAATAATTCAATATGGTGACAGAGAAATTTCCATTAAAAAAACGGACGCTAGTGGGGAAGTAATGCCTGTTTTGGTAGATTTTGCACATGGTAAACCTATGTTTGTCATACATACCGATCATCATGATCGACAAGCGGGAGCTGAGGAAACAAAATCAAAATATTTTGGACAATCTAGGTCCAATGTAGCCACAATATCACAAAAAGTTTCACCTGTAGATATATTTCCTGATGAAGACATAAAATTAATATCTATGGTAGATTCCGCAGATTTCGTAAGAAATGGAATTACCACTCAGGATGTTATCAATTATATTTTTAGGTTAGACAAACAAAAAGAACTTAGGAGAAATAAAGTTTTATTAGGATTAGTTTGTAATAAACTATTATTAGCATTCAAAAATAAACCAGGATTTTTGGACGATTTGGTCATGAATTGTCAACCATCTTTACTCTCGATTTATAACAGAATCAAAAAGTTGATGGTGGAACGAAATTATGTCAAACCAGAAATATTACAAAAGAACATGGAGGATTATACTCAACAAATGAGTAATAGTCCAAACGTTAAACTAGATGATTCAATCATCATACAATATGGTGGAGGTTCTATGATGAAACCTGGTTCATATGATAGATATACACCATTTAAAAATTACCCTAGTGCTGACTTTTTGGTAATTGCTTGGCCAATGGGATTGGTACAAGCAAGTTGTAATCCATTCAAAGAAGAAAGAGGATTAAAGGGTGTAAATTTAGGTGAAATCGCTCAAGAAGTTATTAGCAGATGGAAAAAACAATTAGAGGAAAGAGTTGTACCATTATCAACGATAAAATATGTTTCTGAAAAATCAGTTGTAGATGAATCTGTAGGGTTTACACTTAAGGATTTCGTCGCACTTTTCGGATCAAAGTATTCTGGTATGATAACACCGACAGAACGTGAAGAAATTGCACAAATAATGAAAAAACCTTACTACGAATTATCAGAAGATGAATTTTTAAAATTGGATGAAGTTAAAATAAGTTGTTGGGATTTAATACAGGCGATGAGTGGTGGACACAAATGTATAACGAATATTTCAGGTTTGAATTATTTAGGTAGAGCTAAAAGACCACCACTAGGATCATATAGATATGATCCAGAATCAGATGATACTCCATACATTAAATTTACAAAAATGATACAAAATGAATTTGTGGAAAAACTTAAAGAAAAAATCACACAAAGTAAAAATGGAAATTGAAAAACTTATTACTGACTTGAACAATCTCCAAAAGAACAAAGTTCAATTTTTCAAATTAGTTTTTGGTAAAGAAAATATTGACGTGGGAAAATTAATGGATGAGATAGATTTTTTGCGAAAGGTATCGGAATCCACTACTTTACACAAAAAATTACTTTAGTAATCGTGAAATTAATCGACGTAATCCTAGAGATACATTATCAGGTAATTCATTTTTTTTGAAATATCCACATTCGGTATGTTCATCACCATCAATAGCATTTTCTAAATCAGGAAATATTTTTTCTTTTTGTTTCGAAAGAAAAACGTAGAACAAACCTTTTGATTTGATACCTGTTCTATTTTTCCTCAATATGATCGCAACCTTTTTCAAGGGTCCTGACAATTCGTGATCAGTTTCTTCCAAAAATTCTCTTCTCACACCATATTCCAAGTTCTCGTTCGGTTCAATTTTTCCAGCAGGAATACTCCATTCACCTGGTCGGTCACCTGATGAATTTCTTTTACAAAGTAGACACTCATTATTGACAACAACCAAAGTACCTCCGTATCTTTTCATTTTTTGAATATTTAGTTATAAATATGATTATAAAAATAAATAATATCGATCTTAATTGTAAAGTAGTCTCTACACCCGAAAAAATAATTCAGGGAATGATGAATAAAACTTTTGATGGGTTTGACTGTATGTTGTTTTTATTACCTAAATTTGGTCTTCAGTCTTTTTGGATGAAAAATTGTATCATTCCTTTAGACATTTTATTCATTGATGATAATCATATTGAGTCGATTTCACACAACTGTCCACCTTGTAAGTCGGATGATTGTCCATCATATAAAGGTTATGGAAGTATGGTTTTAGAATTACCTGGTGGGTATTGCAAAAAAAATGGTATCACCATAGGAGATAAAATTAATTTTCAGTAAATTTTTTTGGATATCATTTTTTTTCGTATCTTAGCGGTTTGAACTACCCAACCACTAAAGATGGTTGGGATTCTGAAACCAAGTTCAGAATTTTGGACGCCTCAGCGATTGTGCCAACGGGTGTTGGTCTTATTTCATCTCCACGTCTGTAATCGTCAGTTCCTGACGATATTTGTTTATACCCTTCTTTAAGGATGTTTGTGCTCGCATTTAAATCTCTATCTAACTTGGTATGACAAGATGGACAGGTCCACTCTCTAACACTTAAATCAAGATTTTGATTTACGTATCCACAACAATTACAAGTTTTACTAGAAGGAAAGAATCTATCAATTTTAACTATCTGTTTTTCATTCCATGCTGCTTTATAAGTTAAAAGTTCTATGAACTTAGACCAGCTTGCATCAGAAATGTGTTTCGATAATTTATGATTTTTAATCATTCCTTTAATGTTCAGATCTTCT